GTTAATTTCCGAAGGCTGGAGCCGTCTGTTGGCTTTAGTCCTCGCCGTACAAAAAATTTGTTACCCGATTCTTTACCTTAATAGCCTCCTTCGGTGGAAGCGCCTTAAAAAACTCCACGGGTTTTCCGGTCGCTCTGGCTGCCATAAGGCAGGCATACTCCAGGGACATCTCCGGTAATACGCTTGCCGAACCGCCGCGCTCAATGGTCTTGTTTACTGCGATCATGTCCGCCGCGCTCAAAGATTCCAGCCCGCTCAAATCAACGCTTTCATAGCTTACGCCCTCGAAGGTAAAAGGCTTCTTAAAGAATACCAGGAAAGGGTTGTCCTCCATCTCCTGCTTTTTCCTTGCCTCCACTGCTGCCGCCTCTGCCTCTGCCGCCTGGCTTACCTGGGTTAAATTCTTATCCTTTTCCATTAGCACATCTTCCTCACTTTCTCTAATAAATCTTTACCGTGAACCTTGTAAATAAAGTTGAGCTTATCAAGCTCGATCTCGGTAATGTTGTCAATCTCAATCAAAATATAAAGAAGCTCCAGCTTAATGCTGCTTGCGGTTCCGGTTCCCTGCTTCGCCTTGCCGCCTGTAAGCCCCTTGTTTTTCCCCCGGACTACGATACGCATAGGCTTAAAAGCCGTCGCCCCGCTGTCGTTTACGGTGTACTGGATCGATCCTCTCAAAGTAACCGTAACGCTGGAAATATCGTCCGAAAGAATAAATAAATCTCTGTCCATGGTCCTGAAAGGGATCTCCATTTCCATGCTCTGAAAATGCCCGACGGTCGGGTCGTCAATCTCTCCCAAAATGCCGGGGCCGCTTAATGTTTCCGTTAAGCTCTCGAAGTCCGGCAGGGTTACTTCGTCGGAAATGCCGACCAGCTTCGTGCCGTCCTTGTAAACGTTGAAAGAATTTATTTTTGAAGGAATGTTATACAATTTTATTCACCTCCTAAAGCTGCTTCCAGCATGGTCGGGTCAAACTCCAATACGTTCAGAATATCCTCCGCCGGGGTGTACGGCGCCAGGTACTGGTGAAACTGGATTTTCCCGTTTAAAATGTCCGTGATCGGGTTCTCGTCCTCGCTGTAGGTAATCCGTGCGCCAGCGCACTTGCCCTGTGCAACGTAGGAATTGCCCCGGATGTTCTCTGCGTCGCAGATACTCTGAATAAGCCGGGGATCCGCCGGGTCGTCTACCTTCTGGAAGTAGCTTAAAATAAAGCTGTTTCCCCACCAACTGAAAAAGCGGCGGCAGCAAAACCAGCGGTCTTTCGGATCCGTCGTCATGGGGTACGCTGCGCTGTTGTTCCCCCAGGAACGGAAGCCGTTAAAATTGATCGCCGTGGAAACTCCGAAGCTGTTTACCAGGTTCGCCTGCTCCTGGTCTATTACGATCTCGCTGTCTGCGGCATCGTCCAAACAAAGCCCGGTGATGGGGATTGCTTTATTGCTGGCTGAAAGGTTCGGCACGTCGTCGTTGCTTGCGTCAACGTAGGCGATCAATGCTGAATAGAGGGCGCTGAAATAGTAAACTTCGTCCCCGATTCTTACCTTCGGCCATACAACCGACATATGTTCGCTTACAAAGCCGGATTTCTCCTTTACGGTCTTTACGTCCGTATACTTCGTCGCCCCGTCTGCGGTGCTGTCCAGGTCAGCGATGCACTCGCAAGTGAAAAGCCCGTTAATCTTAAGGCACTTCGCCGCCATGACCGAAGCGACCGACGGGTCTTTGGAATATCCCGGAGAAGTAAGAAGCCCCGGAGTCATGCCGAAAAGCGGGTAAACCTGGCGTACAAGCTCCAGGCCGCTCTCCTTCCCGGTGCTTACGTTGTAGCCGCCTATAATGTCATTTTTTGTTACTTTGGACGGGTCGATCTTGTCCCCGGAAACGCTTAAGGTTGTAGCCTCCGCCCCGGCTCCGGACTCCAGAAGGGTAATAACCGCATAGCCGTCGTCGTCAAAGCCTGTAATATAATCTACGTCCGCCTGCAGCGTCGTTTCCCCGGCTTCTACGACAAGGGTATCAAGCAGTATTCCCTCAATGCTTACGGTTGCCTGCAAGTCGCCCACCTGGCAGGTCGTTTTCGGTATGCTGTCCTTATGTTTCTTCGGGTCCAGGACGTTGATCAATGCAATCGGCGCAACTGCGAACTTCTTAAAAGTCGCGCTGATGCTCTGGTTCAAATTGTAATCTTTCAAATTGTTAGAATACCCTACCGCTGCGCTGGCTTCCGGGAAGCTGTAAGCGAGCTTCACTACGTTGGTAGCCTTATAGGGATCCTCGGCCAGATTGACCGGGGAAACGCCTACTACTACCTGGAAAGCCGCCGTACCGAGGATCGGGGCTGTAAGGCTCGTAGGGTTTTCTAAAATTCTTACACCATGGTTGTAAGCCATCTTTTATCTCTCCTTTTCTCGTTATTTTTTGCTTAATGCGCTGGCCTTCTGGTAAAGGATGTTTAATGCGCTCCCTTCCTTCGCCAGCTCTGCGCTTGCCTTTGCCAGCCGCTCAACCGGAACGACCAGGCTTTCAAATACCCGATGCTCTACGATCTTCTCCTTAAGGGCATCCGGCAGTCCGGCGTTATATGTGGTATACTGCTTCGCTCCGGGAATGTCCGGGCCAATGTAAACCACGATTTCCGCCTCCTGCGTGGCCGGTGCCGCTTTCGCTTTTCCGACCGTTTTCTTTGCTTCGCTCATGAATATGGATCCTCCCTTCTTACTGCTGCAATCTCAAAAGCCAGGTTTACGCCCCCAAAATAAAAGGGGTAGGATTCTTCGTCCTGCAGGGTCCACAAAATGGGGTACTGTATCGTATACTTTCCGTTAAGTACCGGGAACTTTGCGAACCTCTCATAAATCTTGGCTATTATGTTTAAAATGTCCTTATGTCCCTGCTTGTCATAGTCCGGTTCGTAAATTCCCATAAGCAGGGTAAGGTTTACTTTCTGGGCGCTGTTCTCGTCCTCGATCTCCCCGTCTGCAATCCGTACCAAAATATAAGGGTATGGGTCAGGGGCGGTCTGTTCTTCCGCCAGCCCGTTCTCCAAAAGTTCCGGGGCTATTTCTCCCTGGTCCAATGGCTCCGGCATAGGCAGAAGCTGTTCAAAAATATTTATGCTGACTCTTTCCCCCTGGGGGTTCTTAAGCCGAAAATCCGAAAGAATTTTCTTAAGCTCGTCCGCCAGCTCGCTCTGCAGAAATGCTGCGACCATGCCTATCCTCCTAATATCTTCCTAACCTGTGCATTTACGTTCTGCTTAAGGTTGTCTTTAATATGCGGCTTTACTATGCCGTATACCCGCTTTTCGTTCCCCAACATAACCGGGATAGAGTTTGCGGAAAAGGACTTAATAGGCAGCCTTGCGGCTCCGCGCCTCTGGGCTACTGCTACATGGCCGCTGGAAAACTTGGTAACGAAAGCCTTAAGCCCTCCCATCTCCAGGGGCTTCATCCCGCCTGCCTTAAGCACCTTCGCTTTTACTACGTCCGGACGGTTCGCTCCGGTCCTCATGGTGGCCGGGCTTACTTTGTAATCCTTAAGCCCCATAACTCTGCCCGTTGCCTTTATGGTCGCTTCCAGCCTCGCTGGGGTGGCGTTCTTTATCTTCATGGCCTTATTGAAGCGCCCGGTTTTTACGGTATAGGTTTTCTGTGCCTCGTCCGTCAGTTCTTTCCGTGCCTGCTTGGCTGTCTGGTTGAGGGCGTTCTTAAGTGCTTTCGGGGCCTCGCTTTTCATCTTCCCCAGTTTCTTCTCAACCTGTGCCAGCATATTCCGGTCGTAGCTTATTTCGATCAACTCTTATTCGCCTCCAAATGCAAGGAATACACGCCGCCCTCGTTCAAGCTGTCGGTAACGATAAAGGTTGCGCCGTCTATCTTGACGGGCTTGCCTACTCCCGGAAGCGGCCCGAAGTCTAAGGCGCTGACATATACAAGCGTCTGCTTTTTGTATATGCCGTCCATGTTGCTTTTCATCCGCTTTTCCCTCTCTGTAAGCTCGTTATCGTCAATAATAATCAACATAGGCTTTCCGTTGACCGTGTGTTCCTCTCCAAACTCTGCCGGGTTAAGGAATACCGTTTTTACGTCCTGCCTCAGAAGTTCCTTAAATGTCAGCGGCTTATGCACTGCTTTTCCTCCTTCCTTTGGCTGGCTCCGGCTGTGCGCCCCTGGTTTTCCTGGATGGCGGTTTTCCCACTAAATCCTGCTCCGGTCCGGCGGAGGGATAGGCATCACCGGGAAGCCCTGCGGGGGCGGTCGTCTGCCTGGCTTTCACTCCCCGCTTTTTTGGTTCCTCCGTGTCCCTCCATACCGCCGCCCCGTTCCCGGTCCATATGTCTACAAGCCCGGCGTTGTGTGTCGGCAGCTCGTCGCCCGGCTCAAAGTTTGTGCTTTCAAAAAGGATCGGGGTAACTGCTATAAGCTGTTTCATCAGCCCGCCAGCTTTACCAGGATAACGGTGTCGGCCGCTGCGGCTGCCTGCGCTGCGTAACCAGCCAGGGGGTATGATGTCGGGTTCGACGTTGCCCCGTCGTTGGCTGCGGTCGTGATGCCTGTACCGTCAAAATATACGGTTGCCCCCATCTCGATGGCTGTTGTCGCCGTCTTGGGTATCTCAAAGACTCCCGTAACGACAAGCGATCCCAATTCTCCGGGGAGGATGTCCGTTCCGGCTACGCCAATATGGCCGCCGAAGGAAATAACTGTGTTCGCCTCGATCTTCGTTTCCGTGGCGTTTTTATAGTCGAGGGTTTCGCCCCTCTGCCAATATGCGGCTTTACTCATGGTCTAAGTCCTCCTTTTCTCTTTATGCGATCTTTGCTCCGGGGTTCTTTGCAATCCCGCGGAAGTCCCTTACTGCGATTCCCCAGTCAAGGTAAATATCCCACTGGAAGCCCAAAACGCCCGGCGTTTCCATGCGCCTTACGGTCGGGGTTTCCTGCCCGTTCAAGTAGTCCACCTGGATATGCTTGGCGCTGGCGGTGTTTGCAACCATAAACCACGGCACCTCGTTCTCCCCTGCCAGGGCGTTAAGCACCGGGGTCTGAATGATGTTAAGCGGGTAGTTGTACAGCGGGTTAATGTCGTTGTTGTTGCTGCCTACTACCTGGGCGCTTCTCATAATGACCGCAAGCTCAAACTCATATCCAATAGGCACGATCATGTGCTGCGGCGTAATGTAAATAGCTTCCCCGAACTGGTCTTTCTGGTGCTGCATCTGCAGAATGATCGCCTGGATGCTTGCCTGCGTCGGCTTGCTTCCCTCTGTCATGAGGTTTCCGTGGTTCTTATGGAAAAGGTTTACGCCGTCGAAGATCTTCCCGTTATTGAAAAGCAAGCTGTAGACCTGCTTGTCAATGGTTTTCTTTGCCGCCGCTGCGTAAAGCCCCGGAACCTCGGTTAAAAAGCCGATATCGTCGTTTATGAACGCCTGGCGGGTCATGCTGAATGTCCGGCCGTAGGTGTCCAGCTTGCGGTTCGGCAGCAGCTCCGTCCTCGGCTTATCCGGCTTAAGCTCTCCGTTTTCCGGCACCAGAAGGAAGTCGCCCATACCGCCGATCACATACTCGTGGTCTGCCGTGGTCTTGAAGTCCTTCAGGCTGCCCTTCGTGGTCCATGCCTGGAAGGTCGTAGGTACGGCGTTGTAAAGCTGCACAATGCTCTTTCTGATCGTGTTGTCAAGGATTGCCGGAAACGCCGCCGAAGGGTTGTAGAACTGGCGGCAAAGCTCGCCGTACATATCGTCGGGCTGCATCCTCAAAAGCTGCATGGTGTCCCGCCCGTCCCGGCTCAAACACTCAATAGCAAGGTCGCGGAGGCTCATGGCTCTAAGCTCATTCGCTCCGTCTGCCGGGGTTGCTACGGGTACGCCTGCGCGAAGCATGAGCGCGTCGGTTGCCCTCTGTCTGAAAGTGTCCCCTTCGTCCCTGGTGACCTGTACGCCCACCGGGCTTCCGGTCTGCCTCATTCCGTCAAGGATGGCGCTGCGTACCTGGTCCAAACTGGAACCGTTGCGGATATGCTCCGCCGGATCCACGTCGAAGTCCCGGCAAAGCGCCATAATCTCCGTTACCCGGTTGCGTTCTGCCTCGGTTGCGCTCCGCTGTCCCTCTGCAGGTAATGTCTGCGGTGCGGCCGCCGGGGGCGTTGTCTGCTGGGGATTCGCCGCCGGGGGCGCTGCCGTCGCTCCGGTTCCTCCTGCCAGCCCTCTCTCCTGGGCGTCGATCTCTGCCTGGGCTTCGTCGATCTCCCTCTGGAGGGAGTTAAACTGCGCCTGTTCCTCTGCGGTCAGTGCGCGGTTGCCGTCTGCCTTGGCGGCGTTTACAATGGCCTGCTGCTTCAGCATGGCGGCTTCTCGTCTTTGTTTCGGTGTCATATCTATGTACCTCCTATTTTCTGTTTTTATTGATTTGTAGCTGCGCTTCAAAACAAGTCAAAGTTGCCGGACACTGGGCGCTGTTTCCTCCCATGTTCCTCCCCACTCCCACGGTAGCGTCCGCCGGGACGCTTACTATGCTTATCTCGTAGGGCATCCATTGTCTTGCGACATCGCAAGGACCGGTAAATCTTCCGTCGGTGCTTACCTTGTTCGGCATGACTTCTTCGATCACTCCGATCCGGTATCCGGTGGAAACTCCCTTAAGGGTCCCGCTCTTTACCTTCTGAAAGATAACCTCGCTTTCCGCGTCGTCGTCAAATTCTACCTCAGCCATGCCGCGCTGGTTTTCAATCCAGGCGCGGTTAATCTTGCCTATAACCTTATCCCGGTTATGGTTAAAAAGAAGGACTCCTATTGTGTTAAGCCTGGTAAGGTCAACGGCTGCCGGGTTATGGTCTAAAATCTCCTTGCCCCAGTAACGCTCGTAGGGTTCTTCCGAAGAAAACGAAAGAATGAACTTTCGTTCATTCCCTTCTCCTTCCATAGCCCGGATCGTTGCCGA